CCCGAAGTGTTAGGAAGAAGCGTATTGGCTAGATATGTCGAAACAAGAGTGTTGGCAATATAAGGAACAGTGTTGATTATGAAGTAGTCTGTATTTACCACTGTTCTAATCTTATATGGTCCAGCCACACTATCGTAAGAAGCATTTACAACATTGGCAGCAACAGCCGTTGCTATGTTAGACGGCGATAAGTTACCTGTCAACCATTCCAGATATACAATATCATTGGTATTTAAACCGTGAGAACTATAGTTGATGCCCACATTTCCCTTATAAAAATCATATGTTCTGGTTATAGTGGAAACTAGATTGTCCGATGTTCCTCTAACAGAAAGATTTAGATTTGCTCCTTCATCCACAGTTAAATACTCACCAAATAGTTTCATACCAGCAGGATGTATTAGATTTTTAAGAACCGAACGATACTTATCTAAAGATTGCTTTACCTTAACAACATAAGAGAACTTCTGATAATAATCTCTGTCTTGAATAAAGTTGTATGAAGAGATATGACCATCGTCGTTTAGATATCTACCAGGATATGTAAATGTTCCTGTAATGATTGTAGCTACAGCTTGTGCAGTTCCATCACCAGATTGTGTAAGATTTAAAGTTGGTATGGTTGTGTATCCTGAACCGCGAGATAGAATTTCAAGACTTAAAATTTGACCTTCTACAGAGTTCGCAGAATATAAGGTTTCTCCTGATCCAAGAACAGCGGTAACTTGAATATTGGCATTAGAAGCTTGAGCATTTGCCGATACAACATTAGCTATTGGTAGCAATAGTTGTTCATATCCTGAACCGCCAGTAATTTGACCAGGAACACTCACGAACGCCACAGCACTGATTGTATTGGATTGTGCCATATCAACATTAGCAACTCTAGCTGCTGCACCAGATCCAGTTCCGCCAGGAACGTTTATAAACTCAATAGTGTCTCCAATATAGTATCCAGTACCACCATTAACAATTCTCATTTTACCAAGAATACCAAGATTTCTCACTCTTGTATTAGCTTGAGCGGTAATTGTAGGAGCGGTTAGATAACCAGAACCTAAATTGTATAGAAGAACGCCTGTGATTGGACCAGTGTTGGCATAAACAAAGTAAGAAAGAGAGTTTGCTAGTGTAGTGTTAGCATTAGCAGGATTTGTAAACCCAGAGAAATACAGACCATAGTTAATATTATTGATATTTGCATTTGCTATCGATTGTATAGTAGTATAGATAATATTGTATGAGTTAGGATGATAAAAGTTGTCTGCTGAAACTGAAGAAACATTTGCATTTGCTCCTGATCCGCCGCCACCAGTAATCAGGACTTGATTTCCTTTTTGGAATCCAGCACCACCATTTAGTGCTGCAATAGAGCTTAGATTACCACTACTAACGGATGTGACAATAACAACGCCGCCACTTCCAGTTCCACTCTCAATTATTACCTGATCACCAACTTGATATCTTGTTCCGCGATTAGTGATCTCAACAGTATTGATACCGCCAGAGAAAAGATTGGCCGTGATTGTCTTTTCAACACCGTTTTCAATAAAATTTGATGTTATTCCTTCACCCGAATCAAATGTTCTATACTGGTTTGATAGCTTAAGCTCACGAACAAGAGAAGTGCCTTCGTAGTATGATGAAGTTCTTTCGATTAGAGCAAATGCATTTGAAACATCGCCTGTGATTCTTCTATTGACGAATTTAGTTTCTATTCCTAAAGAACTGTTAGCAACACCATTAACTTTTATATTTGTGATCTTGACAGATTTTTCTTGGAACCATTTACCATCGGATACTCTTAGAATATCTCTCTGTGGGTAATAGAATTCAACATCTTCATCAAACAAAATTCTCATAAGGAATCTGATAGACTTTTCGGTACCTCTTGAACGATAGAAGTCCTTGATGTGCTTTAGAATAAGAGTTTTATCTACAGCAGTATCTTTTGGAATAAATGGAAGAAAGTTATCGTAGAACTTCTCAACAAAGATATCAGTCAGGTCAACATCTGCTTGATCTAATAGGTTCTTAGTGACGTTCACAACACCTGTTTGCTGTTCTAAGAATTCATAGTAAGCTTCCACAAAAGCGACGAAGTTTTCATGGTCGTTCCTAACAAAGAACGGAACTTGCGATTCGATTAAATTTGATATTTTGTTGTTGCTGATCATCTTTTATGCTGAAACAATTTCTATTTGATATGAGAGCGGATTATCAACATCAATGTCTATAATCTTATTTCTGATAGAGGTAATAATTTCTTTGTCTACAAATGTATTTATCGTCAATACATTTGGTTCATAATAAGCATTTGTTGCTACCGACACAGGTAATAGAGACTTAAGAACAATTATACCATTATCATAGTCTATTGTTCCAGCATTATTGTTGACGAATACTTTTTCGCCATTTTCGTTTAGATAGTATGTTCTAAGAGTTCCGACGCGAGACTGAAGAATAGGATCCACAACAACACCTGATCCTGTTTCTCCCGATATAGTTACAATAGCTCTTGTATAATTAGAACCTTTATTGGTCAATTCAATCGACGCAATTCTACCACCATAAAGTTTAGCAATACCTGTTGCTCCTGTGCCATCGCCGACAATAGTAACTGTCGGAACTGTGCTGTAGTTTACACCGCCATTTACAATATCGATTCTATCAATACCAGAGCTTATTGATGGCACCTCTTCAAAGAATACCTGTCTTGTAACAAAGTTAGTATCAACAATGCCTAATGAAGGATAAGATGATATTGAGCTATTGAAATCGCCTTTCTTTATAGGTATTCCATAATCAACGGTATAGCTTTTTGTTTGACTTAGTGTGATTGGAATTCTCTTTTGAAGTATAACCTTAATATCGGAACCAGTGATAGATTTTTCCGAGTCCTGAATATACTGCTGTATTACCGACTTTTGAAAACCAGACTTAAACTTACCGAGATAGTCTGTCTTATAGTCTTCAATAGAAGCAACGACAAAGCTTTTAATCTGGGCCGCTGTGTATTGAGTTAAAGTCGGATCATAATATACGTATCCGCGAACAAAGATGTATGTATAAGACGGATCAACGATTTCAGGTATAACAGTTAAGACGTTTCTATTTGTGATTAGACTGTTCTTAATGCTTTCTTTTTCCAAATTAGTTAAGAAGTAGTTTTCCTTAGTCTTCAATGATAAGAATACCTTACCGTAAACAACAGGAATATTGTCTTCACCGCCCCATACAGCCACTGAATCGATGTTTGGATAGTCTTTGGTAACCAGAGTTTCATAGTCATATATGGTAATAGCGCGGTTCTGTGCTGAGTAGAAGTATGGTGCACGATACTTGACCTGCTCAATTGTTTCTTTCTCAGTACCAGAATATGATGCACCAGTAGAAGATATGCGAACATTATCATTGAATGAGCCAACCGATTCAACAATTGTAAAGACATTGATCTTATTGGCTATTGAACCGGCATTGTCAATGTATGTGATATTGATGATATTGCCATTTGTAGGTTTCTTGCCAATTACATCATCACCGAAGTAAACTCTATAATTTCCATCTTCGTTTTCTTCAATAAAGTATACCTTTGAATCTCTTGTAATTTCGGTCAAATCTTCTGCAATATTATAGACAAAGGTATCTGTATTAGATGAAGATTGTTGAACAGTAACAATTACTGTATTAAGATCAACGTTTGCAGATGGTATTTCAAATCTTCTCTTGGTATTTGTTGAATCCATTAGAAACTGGCGTGTGACAACTTCGCCTTGTTTAATGGTAACATTACTGAATAAGAATGAACTTCCGTCTTTATTGACTGTATCCGAATTCAAAGCAACAAATGGATAGTTGATACCATCAAGAGAACCACCGAAGAATCTGGTATATTTGTCTAGTGTTAGAGTAGAGGTTCCTTGATCTTCATTTACTGAAGGCGTTACTAGAATGTTCAGCTTAGTTTCCGCGCCATGGCTGCTTTCCGGCACGTAATTGATAAGCTTGGCATGGGATACGGTAGACTGGCGCAGCTTCGAAGTATCAAGGAACATTTCATTGGCAATCATGTTCAGGTAGAACGCATTATAGTGAGTGTTATAAGCCAAAAGATCCAGCAGAACATTCATACCTGAACCTTCAAAGTCAAAGTCCTGGAATCGCGACTGGCTTCTTAGGAACGTTTTTAGATTATTCTTGATTGAATCAAAATCAAGATCGGTAACTGTTAGCGTTGTATTAGCTGGCATTAGCGGACTCTTTCTAGGAATATTGTGGTGGTCAGTGGCTCGTTTCTATTAAGAACAATAAAATCAAGTCTTGCTGTATATCCGTTATTATCATAGTCTGGTATAACTGTGACTTTTAAAAGCTCTACACGCGGTTCATAGTTTTGAATGACTTCTGTAATTGCATTTTCTAAGAAATTAGCAACAAGCGGAGACATATTATCAAATAGTAATTTAACGGCATTCGAACCAATACCAGGTCTAAAAGGCTTTTCATAGAAATTTGTAAGGACTAAATTACGAACCGAACGCTTGATAGCATCAGCACCAGTCTTAACAACCACATCTTTTGTCATAGGATGTGCGATGAAATCCAAATCTAAATCGGAATAGTCTGGTGTTCTTGATATTACTATTGGTTGTGCCATGTGATTATTTATGTTTCTCTAGCAGGTGATGTTGGTTTCTTAAATGTAACTTCGGTAGAATCAGCATCAACAGAAGCACCAGAAGCAAGTAGAATATTAGGTGCGCCATCGGAACCATCAGCAGCAATAGAACCGCCTTTTAGTGATATTTTGCCGCTTGATTTTAGATTCAAAGCTGAATCGGATTTCATATGCATACTGCTACCAGCTTCTATCATCATTTTTCTACCTGATTTAATTCCAACGGCTTGTTTAGCACCAAGGGCTACGGAATCACTGGTAGACAATAAAGATAGACCACCATCGGATGCAATAGTGGTAATACCCTGAGATGTAATTTTGGTTGACCCCTCAATATTGGTAGACATTTCCTTTGCAGTCGTATCCATATTACCACGAATTGTTTGATTTAAATTCTTAGCTGTCACATTCATATCGCCATGGACAACCGTATTATGATTTCCCTTGACAGTCACATTATAATCTCCGTCTACACTGAGGCTTCCTCCGCCTTGAACAGTAATATCTTGAGCGCCAGTGACAAGAATTCTATTCTCACCAAATATAATCTGATACATTCCATTCTGGGCGCCAATAGATATAGCACCATCAGGCATGAATTGGATCATAGAACCACCGCGATGCTGAATGGTTACATGTTCACTGCCCATGGTATCATCAGTCATAATGACATGCCCCGATCTAGTCTTGGCCAATACATTATAATTTGGATACTCACCGCCAGTATCTCTTGCATCTGGCGGACCAGACCATTCAGCTGGTGTTACGTTCTTAGGATTACCTGGTGGTTTATAAGCGCCCATAATTCATCACTTTCTTATTTAACTGCATCAAAAATATTACCCACATTATGTCCAATATCATTCGCTTTATTTAATAGTGTTTGGGCTTGTGATCCCGGAGCAATTACTTTTTCCATCATGCTTTTAGCTATTCCTTGTTTATCTGGTGGCAGTCTATTAAACATATCGGACATAACACCAGATGAACTACCAAACATATTACCTAGAGAAGCACCAGGGAATCCAGCACCAGAAGACATTAAACTACCAAACGCATCAATTGCTTTCTGGACTGGCTCAGGAGTTGTTATTTGAACTGCTCCAGTAGCCGATAAACTCATAGATATATCACCAAACGCTGTAGGAATAGTAAATGGTGTAGCCGCTAATTTATCTAAACCGAATAATGATGTGTCGGATTGTAGACGCTGCATATTGCTAATTACTTCACCGAGAGACTGATTGCCCTTTAATATAGAAACAGCATTGGTCAAGTATGTAGTAGGATCCACCTTACCCGATGTAGAAAATCCACCGCTTTCCGATATTTCCATTGACTGCATTAGACTAAACATATTCTGCATACCCTGGGCTAATTCAGGTTTTAGTGATGATAATAACTCATCGGCCACAGATGAGGTAAGCGATGTTAAAATATTACTTACCGAAAAATTGGTACCAGGCAAAGCAGAAAGCATAGAACCAGTTAGAATATTACTGAAAGATTGAGTGGCTGAAGAAACACCAGTTATTTGCTTTAATGGCATACCAGCTAGATTATACGATGCTCCGTGAGATTGCATACCTTTTAGTAGGTCGTGCTTATGCTTTTGACCTTTTTCCTGTATTTGACGGATTCGAGTACCGCCAGACATGGTCTCTTTTACATTAGGTGGAGTATTGATATTTAATTCGGTAGAAAAAGCCTCAACCAAAGCTTTTAAAAAGGTATTTAAATTTTTATTACCTGGTTGCCCACCATCTTGTCTATTTGTTGGTATTGAACCAAGAACAATTAATGAAGAATCGCCGGGCGGACCACTCTTCATACAAAGCATAGCCTGACCAGGATCTGGGCAACCATTAAATGATGTAGCACCGCCTTGACTTGATGGCATAATCATAGGTGAAAAACCACAGTCTTCCTTATTTACAAGATTGCCATGTACTTGTGGGCAAAATATTCTTACACCATTTTGATTTGGCGCTGGATCTCCCTCATGGCCACCGATAACAATACCAACCAGCATATTGTTTTCTTGTGTCGGATCTCTTGGTCTACTCATATTATACTATTCCCTGTCCTGCTGTCTGTGCTACACATTCCATTGTAGTGGTAGAAAAACCACCGCTTTTAAGTGAATGTTTTAAATTAACGATTAAATATCTGCCAGAACCATATAATAATTTATCTTCACGACCTGCAGAACCCTCGACGCCTTTTCTAGGGAATTCAACGTCAATCATTTTGCCTGCATGTAGCATTGGATTCCATGGTACTGTAAGAGATAGAGCTATTTTGTCTTGCTCTAATAATGACATTCTGGCCTGTCTTTTTAATAGGTATTTCTCAATTTCAGAGGCGCACTGATCTTGGTCTTGTTCGGTATTAAAATTAGACTTACCTAAATTCATATTACCACCGCCTAATCCACACCCAGCAGCTTGATTACCAAACAAACTGTGAGTGCCTGCCATCGGGTTAGAGCTTATCATTGAACTAATAAAGCTGCCATCCACATCAATACCATTTAGAATATCTGATAATAAATCAAAATCACATGGGAAATTATATGTCATTATACTAAGTGGATTACCATAGCCAGCAACAGAACCTGTCTCAGAAAATACAAATGGCTCATTAATAGCTGGTGCTTCTTTGGTAAGCGAATAAATTGATCTGAAGTGGTGTGTGCCAAGGTTCTCATAGGTCATATAATGAACAAACGATGGGTCATTACCATTAGCCAGAGCAGCATTGGCTTGC